GAAGGTCGTAGTAAGAGGTAGAACCGACTCCTCTAGTTTGTATTATCGTGTCCTTCCATCTAGAACAATGCGCCTTCGAAACATAATCTTTCAGGTCGCCTTTTACATACTGTCGAATATGAACAACTTCATGTGCCAATACCTTCAACAGCTGCCGGTCTCGTATATGGTTACACAAATCCATAGTAAACATACGGGGACGAGCATTATCATCTTCCCACATAACATCGCCATAAGTAGATGTGTTTTTCAAATGATCGACTAGATTGATTTCTAGTTCTATATAATGGGCTTGGCGTTTACCCAAAGTGTGACCAAGCATCCACCGAGCGGCAGATTTCACAAGGTTTTGTTTCTGTCGACTTCCCCCATGAACCTCAATTCGAGCGCGATTTCTAGCGAACGAACAAGTTTTAGAAACCATAAGATTCCCTCCACCATGATCGTCACTATTTAGGTTTTCGTCAGAACTTGAACCCAGTAAACTTTGATTTAGGTTTATTTCGCTCATATTCTTCATGCCCAAAGGTGGTATTATCCATCACAGGAGAATCCTTAACGAGTCCGTCCTGTGCCGTATCTTCGGCGTCAAATAGCCTCATTTTGGTACGATCCAAACCAATCATGAATCGCTTATTCATAGCAGGATCAGAATACCGATTCTTCAGCTGCTTTACCATCAACTGCCCCAGTTCGTCCAGTTCCTCGGTACGAATAAGAGCAACCATAAAGTCAGCTGTTGCGGGCAGACCAAACGACTCGGAAGTATCTTCCAATCCTGGATCGCTGTTGGTATAGCCCGATCGAGTTGTCTGAGTAGCAGATACGATCGGCACATTCTTTTCGACTGCCAGACCACGTAGTTCCTCAGCGATTGCCTTGACGTATGAATAGCTGTTTACATTTGCGCCAGCTTTGATACGAGATGAGGTACAAATATTGAGATAGTCGATATAGATGACATCAGGAGCGAAGTTGCGTTTGAGATACAACTCATTCAGTAGATGCCTGAAGTGACCAACATGAGACGATGCGGTAGGATACTCTTTGATGATCAGTTTGCCCTGAGTCTTGGCGCGCAACCGCTGGACTTTCTTTTCATACACATCCTTCGGTAGTTGTACCAGATCTTCAGTTGCTACATTGAGTAAGTTGGCGTCAATACGTTCGGCAATCTTTTCTTCTGCCATCTCGAGAGTAATATACAGAACGTTCTTACCAGCATCGAGATTTGCTGCTGCCATATGACACATAACCAAACTTTTGCCGACGTTTGTGCCCGCGAGAAATATGTTTAGTGATTTACGAGGCAGTCCACCGCGAGTAATCGTATTGAACATTTCTAGATCAAACGGCACTCGTTCTTCTTTACGATGATAGAAATCGTATCTTGCTTCATAATCTTCAAGGAAGTCGTGACCGATATGACTATCAAAAGAAACGCCCAGTGCTTCTGATAGTAACTCAGGCAATGCGTTCTTAGTTCTGTTCTTATCTTTACCATCAAGGATAGCGATACTATCCATGATTGCATTATAGATTGCTCGATCCTGACAGAACTGTTCGGTTGTATCAAGCAACCACTGCATCTCGGTATGTTCTGGTTCGTTTAGTTCACGAACCAGATCCATTGAGCGTTTATGTTCTTCTTCAGATAATCTAGTGTTAGATTCAATGTCTAGACCGAGTGCTTCTCGGCTCGGTCTAGCATTATACTTTGTTACGAAATCGTGAATCTTATCGAATACTTCACGTTCGCTTGAGTCTTGAAAATATTCTTTCTTTAGAAATGGTAAAGTTTTTCTGACATAGTCTTCGTTATGGATTAGATTCCGCAGAATCGTCAGTTCCATCCTCATTACCAATCCTTCCTAATTGTTGAATCAAAATGTCTTGCAGAATACACGCTACAGTATCTTCGAATCGTTCTTTGATATTATCGACCATCATTTCTTCAGCAATAACTGGTTCGACGATATGATAGTTGAAGTTCAACATTGCTCCTTCGCCGTCTTCATCTTCTTCGCCAACCTGAAGATTTTCATAGTGATATACTGTACCCTCAAACTCACCCTCATCAATCTTGATGCAAGCAAATCGAATGCCTTCTTTATCTATTGTAGTATAACTGGGCGCGACTGGATTGTCAATAACTTTATTCATCAGCATCTCCAACTTCTTCTGAAACATCATCTCCAATAATAGAACCGATGCCGATGGAATAGCGGTTCTTAATGTAATCTGCAAAGTTCGTTTCCTTAAACATTTTGAGCCAGAAATCTTTGTTGTTCACAATATCCTTGGCACGCATGCTAGGTTCATTAACTTCGCCAGTTTCCATATCTACTGTAGCATACCAACCATTCTTAGGTTTAACAATATAACCGCCGTCAATGGCGATATCAAGCAACCCAGACCAACGATTAATACCACCTTCGAAAGAGACAGTGATTGGAATCTTGCTCTTTTCTTTAACATAACGAGACTTCTCCACGTTGATTACGAAATGATAACCAGCAATATCAGTTCCTTCTTTTTCCTGTTGCCGACCAAGAATCCAGATAGCATCAGAAGAATAATAGGAACCAGTGCCGCCACCAACAATTGCCTTTGGAAACATACCAATTTCCATATAGGTATGATTGACAACAACCATTGGAATATCCTTCATTGTCAGATATGGAGTAACCATACGGAACAATGACTTCAACTGCTTGGCACGAGACATATCAGCAACTGACTTTTCATTCAGCGCATCCTCAACTTCTTTCTTTGAAGCAAGATTGCCGATAGAATCAATAATAATGCAAACACGCTCGCCACGTTCGATCGTAGAAAGCTGCTTCATGATATCGAACTTCAGTTCTTCTACGTCCATGATAGGCGTATGAACAACAGAATCCATATTGATACCAAACGTCTCAAAATACTTCTGAGGCGTACCGAACTCAGAATCGTAGAACAGTACAACACCATCCTCATACTTCTTTAGATACGCTGCTGCCATAAGCAAGGCAAAACCTGTTTTGAAGTGCTTGGATGGACCAGCCAACATAGTTAGACCAGGCGTCAGTCCACCATCAATAGAACCTGATAGTGCGACGTTGATCATCGGCACAGTAGTGGGAACAATATCTTTTTTCGTGTAGATTTTACTATCAGCAAGAGTTGATGTGAAATCGATCGTGCTGTTCTTGATTAGCTTTTCTTTGAGTGACATCTTTACCTCCAAATAATATTCATTGTATATCATTACTCTTTAGTTGTCAAGACTTTTCCATCTTTATATCGTCCCAGATATTACCGTCAGTTTCAACGGCATCTTCTTCATTGAACTTTCTAGGGCGAAGGTCTTTGCTTGCTGCAATAATCATCAGAACTGCAAGAGGATCGATAACGAAAACGAGAAGCAATATCATCATACGAACTGCTGCTTCCAGATCTTTTTCGGAACCTTGACCATATATAAGTTCCGCCACATAACGAATAGGTCCAACTTCATTTTTCAGCGCACGATTCTTTGAGGCAAGAGGCGCACGTTCATCCATGAGTTTATCTATATTTGCTTGTGATTCTTTTACTTGCTTGGCAAGAGCAGCACGTTCTTTTGCCTGACGTCTGCGATAGTTTAGTGCTGTTTGTGCGCGATTGTTTCTGCTGATGATAGAGTCGATTGCTTTATCGAGTTGTGCGACCTGAGCGTCAGCACGTTCTATGCGATTCTTTTCTCGAGCAATGTTAGCATCGATACGTTCTATCTTTGCAGCAACATCACCGCTCGGTGCAGTTTGTTCTAGATGCGCTTTTGACAGAAAACCAAATATGCCCATGCTAGTGATAAGCATAAGAACTAGCAAAGCAATCGTGAAATAAGTTTTCATAAGAAATGGAACGTGCTTCCAGTTTCTATACAACCAAGATGCAAGAACAATCTTGCCGACTTCTAATGTGCCGCCAAGGATAACGATTGCCAGCCATGCGCCAGCAAATATAGCAGTGAGTCCAGATACCGAATAAAATGCTGCAACGACTGATAAGGAAATGCCTGTTATCAGAATCAACCACCGATCAAGTGTTTGTAGCAATTATTTCCTTCATTTCTTTATTAGAAACGCCTCTGCCATGAGAGTATGATCTTTGTATGCGTATCTTTTCTTGTGTGAATGTTACGACGGAACCGTTTTCTAACGCGACAGTCCACCAGTTATCATGTTCACCAGTTTCAAATATAATAGCATAACCACGACCCAAAGGAGTTTCCATTGGAATCAACTCATTCAACTGTATTACAGACACTAT